AACTCGCGAATACTATTCGTATTATCGGTTACATCATTTGCGCGTATTAGTTTATCTAGTTGTAAACGTTCTTGAGGATTCATATTTGTCTACTTAACGATATATTATGTAATATATATATATATTTAAATTATAACGAATGTAATCTATAATATTTTAAATATTTTATATATTTTAAATATTTTATATATTTTATATATTTTAAATATTTTATATATTTTATATATTTTATATATTTTAAATAAATTATATATAAAATATATATAAAATATATATAAAATATATATAACACATAAATGAGCGCAAGTAGTCAATTACCTGCAACAACTAGTCCTGCTTCTACAATGCAAGGTGGTATTACACCACTAGATGATATAAAGTTACCAGGTGTGCCCGCTGTTACGGGTGGGGCGGAAAATTATGCAAATAGAATGGAAGCAACACAGAATTTAATGAGAGCAGGAAGTGGTAGCTTAGCCGGTGGTGGATATAGAAAGAAAAGAAAAACTATTCACAAACGTCGTTACAGTAGTGTCATGAAAGTAATGAAAGGTTGTAGTAGCAAAAAGAGTAGAAGACATAACAAAAATAAACGACATAACAAGAGAGTGCTTAGAGGAGGAGGTAATATTACACCTAATATTATTGGCGGTAAATTGGAACTTCCGGTTCCTCTTGGAGCATCAGGCGGTCAGGTAGACACACTAAAAGCATTAACAGGAGGGTTAATGGATTTACAAACTCAAGCAGGAAATGGTCCACCATCCATACCTGCACCGGTTCAGCAAAAATTTTCAGGAGGAGGTATAACTAGACATAGAAGTACCAAGTATAGAAGATTAAGGTATAAGAAAAGTATTGGTCGCAGAGGTAGAAGTAGACGACACAGTGGTGGTAGACGCTAATATAGAAATTTACAATACCGAATCAACATATAAATATGAAAACAAACAATGAAAACAAACAATAAAAACAAACAATAAAAACAATTATTATAAACGTAAAAAATAAATGTAAAATATAATAATGTAAAATAATATATTATTATTATATTTTAATATGAAGACCAGCGATTTATTAAATTCAATATTTATTATAGCTGTATTTATAGGTTTATATATTGCAAATATTTTAGCAATAGGAAAAAAGAATATCGAAAAGAACTGGCCAATTTACAGATGCAGTCCTCTAGTCATGCCTTTTGCTAATATGTTTGGACACGATACTATGAAAAATTTTACATACTGTATTCAGACGATGCAGACAGACTTTATGGGACCATTCTTGGCTCCTTCGAATTATACAAACACGGTAGCTGCAGAAAGTATAAAGACATCCGTTAAGAATAATAAAAATACGATGGGAATGTTTGCTTATTTGCGCGATACAGTAGTTAATAACTTTGCAAACTTTTTTAACGTATTTGGTAGCCTTGGATTAATACTTCAACATATGGTTGAAAAATTAAAAGATACGATGAACAAGATGGCGGGTGTATATATGGCTTCTCTTTCTATATTACAGAGTGCGCATATTACTGCTCAGTCAACATGGGATGCATTACCCGGTAAGCTGTTGCGAGCATTACCTAGTTAATAAACAAACAATATTTAGTATAGTAATTCACTATAGTATAAAATGAATTATTATACGATAAAAATGAATTATTATAGGTTATGTATATAGTAATACTAATTTATATATTTAGTATATATGGATTCTACCACTATACCAACACCTATAACACAAGTAACTCCAGTAACTCCAGTAACTCCAATAATACCAATAACTCCAATATTTAATAAAATAAATGATATATACCTTAAAACAACATATTTAGAGAAATATGGTGGTTCTTTAATATTCACAATTTTTGCAATACTAATTGTTATATTTTATTTCATTTACTTGAATATTCAAAATAATAAGGAAATCGTTAAAAAAGACTGGGCTACCAATAAATGCAATCCTTTATACATGCCTTTTGCGGGTACTATCATGGAACCGAAAGATATGAGTAATATGGAGTTTACAATACAAAATTTTTCTCAGTGTTCCGAAGTAATATTAAAGGATATCATACAAGTTGCTCTTGCTCCTATAGAAGCCGCATCTATTTTAATAAGCTCGAGTATATCTATTTTGACAGGAATCACGACTAGTTTAATGGGAGCGATATATAGTTTTAGAAAAACCGGTATTGAAAAACAAAGTAAAACCGCTTTAGAAAAACAAACCACGTTTTCATCAATATTGACAAAAGTTACTGTTAAAATTAGGGATACGTTAAAAAAAGGAGAAGGAATATTAACTACAATACTTTATATATTTTTTTCAGCATATAAAGCGGGAGCAGCCGTGTTTCATGTTATTTTATTTGGAGAGACATTGATATTATTATACATGTATCTTTCTCTATATCTTGCATGGGTGTTATGGCTATCATTTATGGCTTATTTCTTTACAATACCTGTAGCAGGAGCTTTACTATGGGTCCCTATAGGACTTACAGTAATATATATTGCATTCATGATTATGGTGTTAGTTTTAATAATATTTACGTCTTCTGTGATAACAAAAACTGAAGCTGGCTTTGGAAGCGGATCAAGAAATAGGGGGGGAAGACGTTAGTTGTTTTTTAATATTCTATAAAATATAATATTTTTAGTTAATCGATATATTACATAAAAATAATTATTTATTTAGGAAATAATACGACATTATAAAATAAAATACAATAAAATACAATAAATAATTATTTTTATCTATGATTTATGTATAATAAATATGAAAAATATATTTAAATCAAGATTTTCATTAATTGCTATTTGTATAGTATTGGGTATTTTGATTGGTTCGTTTGCATTATGTGGATGTAGAACTAGTTACAGTTTAATAGAAGGGTTAGAACCTAACTCTGCACCGGGAATAGCACCTGTACCAGCACCTGTACCAGCATCTCTACCTGCATCGATTGCGCCTCTACCTGTACCGGCACCGGTCGGTGGTGCTGCACAAGTTGGTGGTGCTCCAGTTGAATTGGAAAAAGTTGGCGGTGATATTAAAAGCAATAGTAATGCATTGACATCTTCATTTGCAGAAGCTATGAAAACCATTAACCCTCTTGGTATTAACGTTATGCCTGACACGGGAAAGCTCGATGATGACGATGAAGACACATCTGAAAAAAAAAAAGAGCCATTTCAAATGTCTAGACCTCTTGCGTGGAGACCTATCAAAGATGACAAAAGTGATGACCTACACTTAAGCAAATGGGTATCTGACGCAATGAGATACTCTAAGGGTATGGGAAATGATAATCATCTCAGTAGTTATGAATATAATACTGGCCCCGCTATTCCTCTTCCCGAAGGAGAACTTTTTTTCTTTAAAGACACTAAATTTGATACATCATGCTGCCCGAGCACATATACCAATAGCAAAGGATGCGCCTGTATGTCAAAGAAACAGTTCCAGCATTTAACTATGCGTGGTGGAAATAACACGATCCCCGATACGAAAACATCATACTATAACGAGTATTAAGTAACTAATATATCTGACTTTTTATTATTTGATGTTACTTATGTTATTTTATATTCATAAAAAATATAAAATAATATACTCTACACACTAGTCTCTACAAATACATATTAATAGATGCTCGATTAGGCTACTTTCATCCTTTTTAATTAGGTTATTTACAATATCGTCCGTAACAGTGAATGGGAATTTTACCACAAGTGTAGTATCCTTTTCAAATAATGTTGTACCCGGTTTGACAAGACGATACAAGTTCAGTTTCTTATATACAATTTCGATGCATCGTTTCAAATTTCTGACACCGTCTTCCTTCTCTGTATAGTTCTCAATAATATAGTTTAATGTCGCATCGGGGATAATAATGTCACCCTCCTTGAAGTTAACTTCATAGCGAATTTTGGGAATCAAATATTGATTCGCAATAACAATCTTGTCCTTAATTTGGTAACCGGTTGTCTTAATTTTATACATACGATCCAGCAAAATCGGGTTTACTTTGAGAGGGTCATTGTAACTAAAGATGAAGAGACACTTGCTAAGGTCAAAATCAATCTCCGCAAAATACTTGTCATGAAACTGCGAGTTTTGCGTAGTGTCTGTCAAGTGTGTCAAAATTCCAATAATCTCCTCTCCTTTAGGCGTTTCACTAATTTTGTCCAACTCATCAAAATAAATCACCGGATTCATCGACTTTGAACGTATCAAAATATCAACAATTTTACCCCATGTACTGCCCTCATACGTATACGAATGTCCCTCCAAATAACTACTATCTGTTGCACCTCCTAGCGGGATAAAGGCGAATTCACGGTTCAAAATCTTACTAATTCCTTCTTTCACAAGACTTGTGTTATGCGTTACCGTAAAATCGCCTAGCAAATATTTGTGATTATTGTCCAATTCGAATCCATAGTATTTGCCCCATCCACGAGGTTCTATGGTAATACCCATAACCATACTATCTTTATGGATAACTCTTTCACCTATTACCATTTTTCTAGGACATTTTACAGGAATCGAAGACAAGTTATCACCGGATATATGTAGCCTATGATATGTTCCAGTCCTTTTTTCATTCTTATACATACATGACTTTTCACACTCTTTAATATTCGCTGAAAATCCGAGAGACCTAGCTACAAACAATATGTCATTTGCTAAAACTCTATTTTTTTGAATAATATCGTATCCCTTGGACTTGTGACAATAAGAACCGTCTGTGTCGATAATTCCGGCAAGAAGTTCAAGACGCGTTTTTCTATCATTCACTTTGTAGTCATACGGAATATGTTTATTCCCAATCAACTTGCAATCTTTTAAAACCTGTAAGAATTTATTTTTGTTATTTCTAGTATCATGTTTGTGCATATCATATGAAATACCATACGTATATTCGTTTCTATGGACCAAATTCAAATTATACTTTTTAAGTTCTGTTCTAAAATAGTGCAAAATAGTAGCATCCTGATTCGTAATTTCTGATTTTGTCGAAGTACCATCGCCCAACCATGCACCAATAATGTAGGGATCAAATGGTACGGTTTTACTAGAAAACTCGACACCACGTTTATATCCCTTCAAATTTACACTAATGTAGTTAGGCAACTTTAATAACTTTTTTACAGGAATTTCAATGTAATCGTGCTCAAGTTTCATTTCATGTAAATATTTCGTTGCATCTTCCAAGTCACCAAAACGTTTGCTATGTAACTTATAATCGTTTTTGTCAAAGTAGATTACTTTATACCTAACTCCCCCAGATTTCGTCTTTACCGTCTTTATAATATTCATACCCGACTGTTTCAAACACATGATGTGTTCCGAATTTACACCATACTTTTCACCATTTGAATGAACAATATCATACATATCATCATCACCTCTACCAAGCGAAACTACATTTCTACATTTTGAATCGTCCCCCATAACTTTATCGCCGACGACAATATCTTGCACCATTTTAATTGAACCATCGTACATTAAAATTGGAGTATCAATTGCGTGACACTTACCCGTACCCATGGGACCATTTATAGCAATTGCTGTGCCCATAGCGGAGGGATTTGAAATCCATTGTCCCAACATTTGCATGATTTGCATTTTCGCGTCATTCAGACCATAAACCGCGCCATCTAGAGTAGACTTCGCATTTTCCATAAAGTCATGACACTTTTCAATTCCATCCGAAATCGTAAGAGGAAGGTTGCTATATTTACCAAACGGGATTTGCATAAAAGTGTCAACCCAGTTTTTAATTTTATAGTATTCGCCAGCACCGGGCTCCATGTGGCGCAAGTTTGTAATCTTTTTCAATGCGATCGTTTTGAATGCTTGAGGAATGTCCGACTGTAAGAGCGAAAGACGATACGGTTTGTCGGTAATTGTTAACTTGTTCAAGTCCTCCAATTCTTTCAAGACCGCAGTTTGTTCGTCTGTAGACAAGTTATCTTTAAAGTATTTCAAATCGTTTGTAGAATTCTTCTTGCGCAACATTTTTTTAAACTGCTTCACATGCCTCTTCTGTTGATTTTTCATTTTTCTCTCTTCTCTTTCTTTGTACTCCTTCTCTTTCTTTACCATAATACCGAGCGTCTCTCGCGCAATACTGTCATTTTTATTGAACTTTAGAATCTCTTCCATTTGCGATTTAATTTTTTGAATAGTTTCAAGCGAATCTGTGCTATTCGATTCGGTCATACCGTCAGCTGTACTAGAATTTAATTTTGCAGAAGATTTTTTATCGGAAACATTGCGCGAACTACTACCACCATCACCACC